CTTCTGTCATACTGGCAACATTCTTTATAAGTACCTTGTCACCATTTTTTAAATCACCTGTATCAACCATAGTGACTAAACCAGGACTATCTTTTGTTATACCTGTAATTGCTAAACCAATAGGTATTGTTTCATCAACAACAACTCTCCTAAGATCATCTATACGTTTTTGAGACTGTTCAAAAGATTCACCTGTTACATTAGTTCCGTAATATCTGGTTTTAACAAAAAGATTTACAGCAGAATTAAGAAAATATAGAATAGTATCCGTATCTTGTTTATTTTCAACCCTAAATTTTGGATCAGTATTACAAAGAATACGTTCAAATTCTATGGTCATAGATCTTGTATCCATATCTATTCTTGCGCTTTAAGTTGTTCAATATTAGTAGCAAATCGCGGTGATTCAACGTTCTCAATCATTAAATTAACACATATGTCAACTATTTCTTGATGTGTAGAAGAATCTAATTCACAAGCAGTTGTATCCGCTGGCACATTATCTATAACAGCAGGTTTTTTTATATATGTTATTTTAAACTTATAAGCCGCATTATCATAATCTGTTGTTAAAGCATCATGCATTATATACAATAAATTACCCTCTTCAATCCAACAGACTGGATTTTTAAAATACGGTGAATTGAAACCCGTGGTTATAAACTTATCTATATGTCCATGTTCTATGAGTATATTATCCACATATTCACCATCTATAGTAGGCAAAGTTCTAGTAACTGTAGAACGAGAGGCTATATAATACATAAAATCTCCAGTTCTCCTTATATAAACTTTACCACCAGTACCAACTGCTCCATAATCAGAAGTATCAAGGCCACATAATTCAAAAGTATTACCGCTTATACCACAAACTGTGTATGCATTATTACTCAATTCTGTCATGCCAACAACATCTTTCATGATTACAGCATCACAATTCTCTAAATCACCTATGTTACTAACTGTAACAACTCCTGGATTTGCTTTTGTTACACCTGTAATTGTTAAATAAGTAGTGTCATCCCCAAGACTAATAGAAGTAGTGTTTGGATATTTTGTAACGCTTATAAACGGATTAGCTGCAGTTTCTACATCTTTTACTAATTCACGTAAATCAGAAATACGCTTACTACTGTCTTCAAAACCTTGTTTTTTAACATTAGTACCAAACAATCGTTGTTTAATAAACCTTTCCTGAGCCACATTAAGCCAAAAATCTATTTCTTCAGGTTCAAATGCAGCAAGTTCTAAAGCTGCAGACTTATCTAATCCCAGCTTAACAGCAATATGCATTTCTGATGCAGTCATTATTTAATGCTTGCTTCGTTTATAATTGTTATTTTAAGATCTTGATTAGCAGGATTCTCTAAATAAGCAACCGCATCATCAAGACTATGACCAATTATATCAGTACCATACTTATAAACATTCTTATTCCTACGAATAATGTTTTTAGCAATAGCTTCTTGTATTAGAAATTCAATTTCTCGTTTCTTATTGTCTATCCACTTATCAAAAAGTTTTTGTGGATCACGATCAACAAGATCGTTAAGCCTGTTTTCCGCTACATCATCACTGACATTATCGGCTTTATGACCATAAATTCGTAAAATTTTACGTATAGTAGCAGGTGAAAATTTGTCAAACTCTTTCATTGCTTTACGCCTTAATTTATTACGTGTATTAGACTCAGAAGCCTCTAAATCTTCGTTTATCAACACATAATCTGCTGTAGGTTTGTTATCACTCAAACCAATAGCTACTCTTTTATGGCTTTTTAAAAATAAATATCTTAATTCATCATAAGGATCTGTGGTATCTAAAATAATATCGTTATTTCCGATTCTTATTGTAAAAGTTGACCAGAAATTAGATGCAAGACTTAAATCAAATCCTAAAGATTTACCTAGCCTTTCAGCCTCAGAATCTGATAAACCCGTATAGAGTCTACCAGACCTGGTGAAATATGATCCTAGAGCCGTAGTACAATTTTTGTACTTATGTATGCCCGACCAAGCATTGACCCGTAACGGTCTTAAAATTATTTTCATAATATTTATAAATTTAAATTTTCCTCGTTAATTAACGGTATAATCTAAACTGTTATTTTTATTCTATATTCTTATTCTGCATCACAAATCAACATCCCACTTGAGGTAGGATCTTTCAACATGATTCCTTGTTCAGTTAAGAAGAATACAGAATAACCATCTTTGGCATTCGACCTCAGCGTAGTAATAGACTTGGCATGTCCTTGCCCTGGAGCAACAGAACCACCAGTATACCACATAACTTGTTCACGGTCTTTCCGAACAACTTTTACTAAGTTACTTTCACCATCTCTATTCCCAATATCCAAGAAAATGAATTTATAGGACTCAAGAGGTTTACCCGTAATCGGGTGAAGTTTTCTATTGTAAATTACGTTATCCAGAATTGGAAAATGCCTCAACGTTAATTCGATACCATTAAGCATACGATAAGTCGTAAACTGGCCTTCTAGGGTCAAGTTTTGACCACTACCTGTTACAAACTTAGTATCAACTAAGGTGTAACCGGAAGCTTTAGCTCTAAGAACTCGGTCAAATTCCTTCATCCCCATCTCACCAGTTAAAGCAACAAATTTACGCTCAGATGTACCTAGTACGTTATAAGAAAGATCGAACAAGAAGTCTTCAAGCAAATCAACAGTTAATGTAGTATAATAACTCTTGTTAGCTGGAGCAATTTGCTCAATCAACCCAGCACCAATATAAACAGGACGGCCGTTTGTTCCCGAAAGATCAACCGTACCATCGGCATTTGCATTGTACTGAGAGTATACTAAATACTGTTCAATAGTTTGATACCACTGACGCAAAGCGCGCCATTCTTGATAATCTGACCATAGATATGAAGTTTTTACACTTTTGGGATCTTTCATGGCAATAACCATAACTGAAGAATAAGCATCAGCAGTAATATCATAAGTCAGCCTCATTGTAGTCAGGTGATTCCTGAGTTTAAATGGGGTCTGGTAGTTTACAATATCAGCTTCTTCGCTGTATTCTTCATAGGCTGAACCTTCTCTACTTATTTGTTTTCCAGCCGCAAGTAAATATGGCGGAATATAAGATTCAGGTTTGCCATTAGCGATAACCACAGTGTACACAAAATCATTACCATCTTGATATGGTTCTCCCATAACGCGTGCTTGAAATTCTCTATCATCAAATGCTATAACAGCACCAGGTCCAAACCACTTCTCACCAACCCAAATCGAAACGGTAGTACCATTAAGACCTGGTGTAAGGTTCGATGTAATTGCAGCCCCTTGCCATTGAGCATCCTTGATAGTGATAGCTTTATCATGTTCTATCATAACAGGCCATTCATACTGCCTGCTAGTAACTTGTAACGTTTGACCCAATCCTTGAGTAAGGAAATCCAATGATGTCGAACCTTCATATGCACCAAACACATACGAAAGAACAGTTGATACCTCATAAGGTTTAGTCATCAACGCATTCGTCAACATAGTCTCGTCTACAAGATCTGAAAACCATTTCGTACGATAAAGCACTAGACTATTCAATACGTTATTTTCCATCTGTAATCACTAATTTATTAACACTTTATTTAATTTATTTTAGGGTTTTTTTACCAATCGACTGCTAGCCATTTCCCATAATTCGGAAACTTGTCCGCCTTCTTCTTTTTCGATTGTATTTTTATTAATTTTACCTTCTTTATTAAGTCTATCTTTTAGGTTTTTTGCAGCCTGAGAAGTTGCTTTCTTTTCTACTCGACGTAGCAAAGAATCACCCTTCATTGTAAAGTAAGCCGATTCAATTAAATTCTTATAATCTTTGGCATAATCCCTTTGATATTTTGTCACACCGTCGGCTTCTGGTTTAAAAATATACTCCACAAGTTCCCGCTTATCAGCTTCACTTATGGGTATACCTCTAACATCTTTAATACCCTTTATACTCTGTTCTACGTCAAAAAAGAAATTTTGTTGCCTTTCTTGTTGCTCCTTTGCAAACTTTTTCTGATTCTCTAATAGCTTTTCTGAACTTTTTTGGTTATATTCTTTTAATACCTCAAGCGCATCTTCAGCTTCTTCTTCTAACGTACCAGCTTCTTCATAACGGGTAATTACTTTGGCAACACGTTCTTTTCCGTATCCCAAATTTCCTAAATTTTCTCTAATAACAGCTCGTTGATTCTCTTCTCTACTGAGATCAATTGCTTCAGTTTCTACTCCTTGATAAACCTTTTCATAAAAGTTCTTTAAATCCCCACCATCTTTAACAAAATTATTCAACTTTTCAACCTCTTCGTTGGCAAAATTAGGTATTGAATTAGTCCTTATAATTTCCTCCATAAAATCAACAACATCTGAAACAGTAGAAGGCTTGTTTTCTTCCTCAACTTTCCAACCTAATTCCTCATTAAATTGTTCAACAAAGTAATCAACAATATCACTTTCTGCTTCACCTAAATCGCTTATAGGTTGATCATCGATTTTAACTTGTGGTTCGTCCTTTTTCTTATCACCTTTTTTATCATCGTCCTTATCAACATCGCTATCATCCACATCATCCACAGCGGGCTTAACAACATCAAGATCAACAACAGGATCATCAATTGCATCAAAATCCTTAATAAGTTTAACAGAACCCCCAGTATCTCCAGAATCATCATCTGTTTTAATCTTAATTCCTTCTTCAGGTGAAGAGTCCGAGAGAGGACCTTTAGGTTTTGTAATCCCCTCGACTACCGCTTCAAACCCTCCGAAGAAAGTTTTTTCATCTTTCATTTTTATTTATTTTTAGTAATAGGTTTATTACTAGCTTGTTTACGCCTAATTTGTATTTCCTCGTCACGTTGCTGTTCTCCTTTATGAGCAGCACGAACGGTTTCACTTAATTGTTTACGCTTTAAATCTAAATCCTGAGTTTGTTTATTTCGTTGTGTTTCCATCTTCTGCCAATCTATTTCTTTATCGCTTCCTATAGTCTCTTGTTCAGCTTTGATTAACGCAACCTCAACATCAGTAGTAGATCTACGTATTGAGTCTTCTTCTTGAATACGTAATTCTTCAGCTCTTTGCTCACGTTGAATTGCTCTTTCTTCTGCTGCCGCTTCTTGTTCAGCTTTCTGAGCAGCTTGTTCAGCTTGTAAACGTTTCTTTTCAATAACTTCTAATTTTTGTTTAATTTCACTCATGTTATTAGAAGTTAAAATACTAGCAATATCTAACAAACTCGCACCGCCTTGCATAGCTGGTTGCAACAAGTTTTTCAACGCCTCTATATGTCTATTTTCTTTAGTAGAATCAGTAACAAAAACATCAAAATCTGCATAGAAAAAATTTTCACTTATGTCCTGAAATACTCTACTAGCATCATCTAAAATAAAATAAAGCTTTTTCTTATTACTTTGTCGCCAAGCAAACTTAGCTGTATCAAGTAATAAAGTCAAAGCTCTTCTTTTTGCTTGAGTATGATTCCAAAACAAAGGTTCAGTAATATGAGATGACTGAACAACCGCTCTTTCAACATTTCCAACTAACTCACGTTGTTCAATAGCACCCTGACGTTGTTTTGAAACACCAGAAATCTCACCTACCAT